CGGCACCGCGGTGGTGCCGGTGGCGCCGCTGGACCAGGTGGCCGTCGCCGAGTCGGCCACGGCCGCCTTGTCCGCCACGCCGGACGAGACGAGGCCGCTCACCTCGAACACGGACACCAGGGCGGTAAGCGAATCCGACGTCGTAGCCGTGAAACCGAACGTCACCGTGACGTCGATGACCGTCTGCCCGCCGGCCGTGCCCGGGTTCACCCACGCGAACGCGAGGAAATCAGCGTCCCCGGCGGCCTGCGCCCAGTTCTCCGCGGCACCGTTGGTGGTGACCGCGAGGGAGGACCCCGACCCGGAACCGAAGTCGGTGGCGACCAGCGCGACCAGGCAGTTCCCCGCCGTGGTGACGCTGCCGAACGTGGCCGTCGCCGTCCCGGAAGTACCCGAGGTGAACGTGGCGGTGTTGCTGGCGTACTGGACGACCGTGATGCTCATCCGGTCACCTGCCCGGGGATCGGGAGGTCACGGCAGGCTGCACGTCCACCCCCCGGCAGGGCTGCGGCAGGGGAAAGCCGCGAGCCTGCCGGGGAGTGGACGCTTACACCATGGGGTTACTCGCTGATGACCAGCCCCGCCATCAGGTTCACCGCGGACGAGGTGCCGGCGGCGCCGTACGTGTAGGTCAGCGCGATCGTCCCGCCGTTGATCACCCCAGGTCCGACGTTGATTTCGAAACCAGGAGTGAACCATTCGCCCCAGTTGGCTCCGGCCGTGCACGGGATCGTCTGCTCCCAGACGACGGGAGCCGTGGCACCCTGGTTGGCGAACGTCCCCGTCGCGTTCGTCCACGTGGAGTAGTACCAGGCGGACAGCGCGGCGGTCGTGGACTGGCTGACCGCGTACGCGGTCGCCGTGCCGCCCTGCAGCCCCGCGGAGAAGGTGCTGGACACCCGGCGCAGCCGGAACGTGACCGTCCCGTTGGACGGGAACGACGCGGACGCCCCCCCGTAGGTGCCGACGCGGATCGCCGAGATGTTGAACTCGGACGTGGACGCGATGTTCCCCCAGAGCAGCCCGAACTCCGACCCCGGGGTGGTGCTCCCGATCGTGATGCCGGTCACCGAACCGGTGTCAACGTTGTAAACCCTGGCGAGTGCCACACATTCTCCCTTTTCGTGTCAAGGTGTGGTGATTTCCCCGACACCGGGTCGGGATTACATGAGGTGAAACTATGCAGGCTGCAATGCCTGCTCACGCACGGCGGCGACGGTCTTGATGTCGTCCGCCATGCGCTGCCTGCGCCAGAGGTAGTAAGCGTCGCGGTCCGCGGCCAGCTTCTCCCCTGAGTCCTTCGACGTCTGGTCGGCACGCCACACGTGCTCGACTTTGACGGCCCTGCAGTGCCTCAGCGTCCCGGTGCCGCGGCCCAGGTCGGCCCACACCGTGTCGATGTACCAGTGGGTGCTCTCCGGGAGCGCCATCCACCCCAGAGCCCGGACGATGCCGCTGGACATGACGACGGCCTCGGGGATGTCCTCGCGAGTGCCGTCCCACGGGTAGGAGAACCCGGTCCCGCCCATCCGCCCGACCGCCCCGATCAGGGCCTTGTCCCAGCCGGGGGTGGACGGGACATGATCATCCCCGAAGGACGCGAGGTACGGGTATTCCGCGGCTGCCGGGACGGCGATCTCGTTCGTCCACCCGGTCAGGGTTTTCCTCGGCCCGACGGTCAGCTTGTCGCCTTCCCCGGCTGCCTTGTCCATGACGTACTGGTATTCGGCCAGCTTGGGGTCGTCGTCGTCGACGGCGACGTGCACGTGCGTGGTCAGCTGCGCGGTGGCGTGCACTGCGTCGAGCAGCCTGGCGATGTTCTGGGGGCGCCCCCGGGAGGGGGTGATGACCAGCAGGTCACCGTGACTCAACGGGTTCCTCTTCCCTCGCCTGAGGCTGGCGTATCCAGTACTCCAGGAACGCCGCGCGGTGCCGGCGGTCGTCCCAGTCGAACTCGCCCTTCTCCAGGAGCTGCCGGAGCCTGGGGTGCAAGATCGTATTCCCGGAACCCGGCCGGGACGTTGTTTGCGTCACGACTGACAACCTCGATGATCCTTACCGGGCCGGGGAACCGTTCCAGGATCTCCGTGTCCTGGCATCGCTTGCAGCGTCTCATCTGCGCAGCACGCCCAGGCCGTACTCCCCGGTGATGTTCTTCCATTCCATCCCCGTCTGCCTGCAGTACTCGTTGAGAGCCTTGCTGACCTGCGGGTAGTCGTCCTGCACGCCGGAAGTGTTCATGTACAGGTCCGTGTCGTGGAACAACCCCGTCCCGCCGGGGGCCAGGCGGGGCATGAACGCGTGCAGCTCAGCCAGCGTGTGCTCGTACAGGTGGCTGGTGTCAATGAACAGCACGTCCACCTCAGCCGGGAGCCGGGCCTGCACCGCGGGGTCCATGTCGTCACCCTGGATGAACGTCCAGCGGGGATGCCGCGCCCAGGGGCGCATCCCGTCCAGGTCACCCAGCACCGGGGCCATGTCGCAGGACCAGACATGCCCGCCAGCGGCCTCCGCGGCGGCGAGGAACGCCAGGGTGGAGTTCCCCCGCCGGGTCCCCAGTTCCAGCACCCGGACGTTCTCATAGGATTTCGCTGTCTCGTACAGGACCGGCATGGACTCCTGGATGTCACTCCACCTGGACAGCCGGTCCAGGTACCCGTCGTAGGCGGTGGAGACGATTTTCCCCTGGGCGGCGTCGAATGTCCTAGCCAGCGGCATGCCAGTACCAGCTTCCCGGGCCCCGGCGCTCCTGCATGTACACCGGGAATGATGCGTCGATCGTGACCTCGAGCAGGTGGGTGCCCTCGACGGGGCTGATCCTGTCCCGGTACAGGCGTTCCGGGTCGGTGATCTTCACCCCGAGAAGCTCCTCATCAGCGAACGAACGGGCTTTCTTCGCGATGGCGTCGGGGCCGCCCAGCCAGGAGAAATGCCACCCTGAGATTACCGGGAAACCCACCGGGTTCGGGATGAACGGGCGTCCTTCGCCTTTGGTGCGCTGCAGGAACTTCCGGATCGCGTACCGGGCGTCGCTGCCCATCACCGCCAGCGTCCCCGTCCACCACCCGGTGTCGAGCAGGTTCACCGCCAGGGCGTGGCGGCGCATCATCATGATGGTCCCCGGGGAATCCTGGATCATGCGGGGGAACGGGATCTCATCCACGTCGCTGAGCAGGAAGATGTCATCATCGCCCAGGTCGGCGAGGCCCTGGCGGATCGCGTCCCTGGAGGTGTTTTCCCGCGCCCAGCAGTTCTTGCAGCCGTCCAGGTCCGCGACGACGTGGATGATCCTGTCGTGCCAGGGGGCGAACCGTTCCCGGTTCTCCTGGTAGTACAGGGGTTTCGGGTCACCCCGGAACGTTGTCCCGGCTTCGGCCAGGACGAACCGGTACACCGAGTCATCCAGTTCGGTGAGGCGGGCCTCGAGGAGGTCCAGTTCGTCGGAGAACAGGAACGCGTCGAACACCCTGCGCACCGGCTACCGCCTGACCGGGGGGCGGCGGTGCCGGTCGCGGTGGTCACGCTGCCGTTCCCGTTCCACCTGCGCATCAGACATCTTCAGCGCGTGGAAGATGGAGCGGTTTCCCTGCCACACCTGGATGTTGTTCAGGACCTCGCTGAACCCGGACACCATGAGCATCTTCGCGACCGCGGCGGGGTTGGGTGCCCACCAGCTGGTCGGGTCGTCGTTCAGTTCCCTTCCCGGGAAGAACGCCATCACCGGGCGGGACAGCACCGCTGTCTCCAGGTCGACGACTGTCTCGACGATGGCCAGGCCCCCGGGCGCGGTGACCGCCGCGACCTTCTCCAGCGCGAGGAGAGGATGGCGGAGGTGGTACAGCACGCCGAGGAACAGCACGACGTCGAACCGTTCCCCGCCCAGCGTCCCGGGGAGGTCGTAGATGTCGCATTCCAGCGGCTCGACCCTGGACCCGAGTTCGGTGCGGGCGAAGTCGAACGCGCCCCGGCCGGCGTTCTCCCAGTTGTCCGCGCCGACGACCCGTTCCGCGCCGCGTTTCTCGCACTCGAACGAGAAGAACCCGTCCCAGCATCCGATGTCCAGGACGGTCTTCCCGGACAGGTCGGCGGGGATCCCGTAGTAGGGCAGGGTATGCGCGCCGCCGGCGACCCCCGGGGTGACGATCCCCGGGCGCAGTTCGATACAGTGATACCAGAAATGCTGCCGCAGGGCCGCGCGCAGTTCCTCGCCGGTCCTCATGCCGCCGGGATCACGTCTAGGGGCTGTTCGAGGCGTTCTTCCAGTTCGGCGAGGACCGGCGCCCAGTACTGTTCGAGCACCAGGTCCGCGTCGTATTGCAGGGCGAATTCCCTGGCCTGCTTCTTCGGGAGCGTGCCGCCCTTCCACGCTTCGAACGCGGACTCGTACGCCTGCACGATGTCGTCGATGTCGGGGCGTTTCCACCAGGCGGCGTGGCCGTCGCTCCAGAACGGGGTGCCGGAGACGAGGAGCCCGGCGCCGCACAACTCGGACATCGACGACCCGTCGGTCGTGACGACCGGAACGCCGCAGGACTGGGCTTCGAGGAGGGGGAGGCCGAAACCCTCCCCGTAGCTGCACGCGGTCAGGATGTCCAGGCCGTTGAACCAGTTCACCATCTGCGGTTCGGTGATCAGTCCCAGGTCGTAGCTGTACCCGTCGGGGTAGACGACGGCTTCGGTGATCCCCAGGCGGGTCGCCATCGCGTCCAGGGACAGGCCCGGGTTCCCGCGGGGGGTGCTGACGACGCTCAGGACGGTGTCGGGGTGCCTCTCGTGGAACTTGGAGAACGCCAGGAACTGCTCGGCGAAGCCCTTGCGGTTCAGGTCCCGGTTCATCGCGCACAGCCCGATGACGAACGTGTCGTCGCCGATCGCGGGAACCGTGTCCCGGTACGCGTAATGATCCCCGGGCGCGTACAGCCCGGTGTCCACGGCGTGGGGCACGTACAAGGGGTCCGCGCCCTCGTCGAGAAGCATCCTCTCGCCGAACCGGGACATGGCGATGGGGATGGCGCGGGATTCCCGCAGGACGGTCACGTCTCCCCGGCCGAGGGGCACGCAGTCCACCGGGAACCACAGCGCCAGCGGGATCTGCGCTAGCTTGTCGCCGGATTTCTGCAGGCTGAACGGGTCAGCCAGGACGATCGTCAGGTCCGCGTGGAAATATTCATGGTTGGGGATGATCGTGTCGTTCCCGGCGTTGTCCCGGCCGCAGGGGATGACGGGGAACCCTTCCCATTCCAGGATGTTCCCGGCGAAGCTGTACGGGGCGCTGATGGTGATCTCGTGCCCCAGGGAGGCGATCCGGGGGACGAAAAGGGCGGTCTCCTTGCCGTACCCGGAGCGGTTCCACGGGGCGTTACTCTGGAAGTTGATCCTCATTCACACAGCTCCAGGGCACATTCAAGTCTCATTTCGGGGGTAGTGGCCGGTGATCAGGGCGCGGGGCGGCAGGCTGGCTCCGGGGCGGCAGCGAGGCTGTTACCGTGCCAGGGCGACCTCATTCACGCGCCTCCACTGCCCTGCTGCCGCGCTCGCCGACTTCTTCAGGATGATCATGCCGAAGCGGTAGAGGATGAACTCGTGCTCGCCTTCCCTGCGATCCAAGAGCTTCAGCAAACCTTCCGCCATCCTCAGCATCGAGTCGCCGTGGGGGCCTCGCAGTTCCTCGGGCCACAAAGCGGACGCCCAGTCTTCTATGACGTAGTAACCGCCAGGGCGGACGCACAGCCAGAGGATGTCGAATGCCGCCCGTGTCGCGGGACCTGAATGGCTGGCGTCATCCACGATGAGATCACACGGGCCGACGCAGGCAGGCAGGCCCGGGTCGTCCTGGTCTTTGACGACTTTCACCGTGCCGGGCGGCCAGACAGCCCTGACGTCATTGTCGACCCCGATGACTTCCCCGAGGGGGAACAGGGCCTGCCACATCCGGAGAGATTCACCGGTCTCGACGCCGATCTCGCAGATCCTGGCCGCAGGGCCAAGTTCGCCGGCGATCTTGGCGTAGGTCTGGAAGTAGCCCCACGGTTCGATCTTGTCCGTGTTGAAGACCTCGTTAAAAGCGCCTCGCGGTTTCATTCACACGCCTCCGGTGCCCTGCTGGACGGCGGCTTTCCCGAGCATCACCAGGTGTGCCGCGACGATCAGCGCCGCGCTCAGCGGATCCGCCCCGGCCCGCTGCAACCCGACGTATTCGCTGACGATGGCCTGGTAGGCGCCGTCTTCCGCGGTGAACGGGGGGTTCGCCGGGGGCGTCTCAGGCTCATCGCTCATCCGCGCCGTCCTCGGGGTCGTAGGCGTCTTCGGGCCAGATGATGCCGTCCTGGGGGTAGTCCGGCCAGTACTCCACCTCGATGAGATTGCCGTTGGGGTGGAATGCCTTCCGCTTGATCCGCGGGCATGCCCGGTGGTGGACGCCGCCGCAGTGCTCGCATGCCGCCCCGGCCTCGAACAGGACCCGGGCGTCAGCCTTCTCCGTCCTGGTCAGCGGCAAGCAGCCCCTCATTTCTTCGTCAGCGCGGCATGCGCGACCATCCCGGTGATCACGCCGAGCAGGAACATCACAAGTGACTCCACCGCCTAAGCGGCTTCGCGGGTTGCTTGCGCTTCCTGCAGGACCAGCCCGGCCCTCTTCGCCGGCTCTGCCGGCTCGACTGTCAGTCAATGTCAATGTCCACTACCTCGTCAGTGACTCCGGCCGGTCGCGGAGGATCACCCAGATCAATCTTCTGTGACACCCGCACACAACGGCAAATGGCTCTGTGACTCCGCCAGCCATGCGGCGCACCAGTGCCCTGCGACCCGGCTTCTCAGGCGGCATCTTGTGCCTCCTGAAGGTCCAGCCCGGACCTGAGTATGTTGATGGCCGCGTTCACATCAGCATGGGCCTCGTGGCCGCACGCGAGACACCGGAACTCAGCCTGCGTGATGCGGTTCCCGGCAGCGACGTGCCCGCAAGCAGAGCAGCGCTGCGAGGTGTGACGGGCGTTTACTGCGATGATCATCCGTCCGGCGCTTTCAGCCTTGGCGGCGAGGATCGACAGGAATACCCCCCATCCCGCGTCGAGGATCGATCGGTTCAAGCCCGCCTTGGCCGCCGCGCCGTTCGGCTCATAGCCGCCGTCTTCGGCCGGGCGGGGTTTCGGTCGGCGGGCCATGTTCGCGATCTGGAGTGCTTCGTGGACGATCAGGTCGTGATCTCTCACAAGTGCGAGCGCGGTCTTGTGGGCGTAGTCGAGGCGCGTGCGCCGCACCTTCCCATGCAGCGCTGCGACCTTGCAGACGGCTTTGTGGCGGCGGTTGCTGCCGCGCTTCTTGCGGGCAAGGGACTGCTGGGCGGCGGTCAAGCGGTCGGCGGTGGTGACGAGCGGCCGGAGATTCGGGACGTGCGCGCCGTCGCTGGTCGTCAGGAAATGCGCCACGCCCAGGTCAATACCGACAACCGCGCCAGTAGCAGGCAGCGGCTCGGCGGGAACGTCATCGCAGGACAGGACCACGTACCAGCGGGAACCCTCCCGCTTAACGGTGACCGTCTTGATGGTCCCCCTGACGGCGCGGTGCTGGTGAACACGGACATGGCCGACACCGAGGAGACGGATGCGGGTCACGGTTGGATGGGGCACGGAATCCCACTTGGCCCCGTGACCTTCAGGCCATTCAAGCGAGTCGAACCACCCGCGCCCCTTGAATCTCGGGTAACCGACGCGCTTCTCACCAGCCTTGCAGCGCCGGTAGAACGCCTGGAACGCCCGGTCAAGGCGACGGATCGCTGCCCGCTCGCATGTGAATGCCCATCGTCCGTACCGCTCCGGGTCGGCAGCGCGGATCTCCTTAAGTTGGGCGTCCTGCGAGTAGAACGTGACCCGATGTTTGCCCATCCGCCACGCTTCCCGGCGTTCCTCAAGCGCGGCGTTATACAACTGCCGGCAGTCCTCCAGGCACTCCGCGAGCATGCGGGCCTGCCCTACGGTCGGCCGCAGCAGGAACTTATAGGCTCGTCGCAAGGACTCGCTCCGGATTGCATTGGTCGGAGTGGTTCTCAGGTCCGGTCTGGTGCGGGAAACACCGGGCCGGACCGCTATTGAATAGGCTACCGCACAACGCCATTATTTTCGATACATCACAAGCACGAATGCAAGCCCTCGCCGGTCGCGGTCTTGCGCCAGGCCCAGGAGAAGATCCGGTCGTAATGCTCCCCGCCGTGACCGGGCGGGTCGGTGCACCAGACCTGGACCCAGATGCCGTCACGCATGACGCTGGTCTGCTCGCCGCACTCAGATCCGTCGCCCGGCAAGCCAGTTCTTCCCCGTGTACGACAGCCTGCCCCCGCCACCGGACTGCATGGCCAGAGCGCGGGAAAGGTACGTCTCAGGGCTGGGAGCGCAGGTAGGGCACGACCGTTCCCGCGGCGTGTACTTGTGCCCCTCCGGGCATGTCCTCAGGTAGGCAGCCGACCAGGGTTCCTTCGCGGGCCTGCCCCCGGCGCCTTTCGGGACGGGGGGCGTGACCTCCGCGCCGCAGTTCCCGCAGCGCGTGTCCTTGTCGTAGTTGACCCGCGCGCCGCACTTCACGCAGTCCGTGAACCCGTAGACCGCTCCCCAGTCACCCTGGTTCGACCCGGCGAGGTGGATCATCGCCCACACGAACGCGTCGGCCCGGTCATCCTTCATCCGGGACCGGTCATCGCCTTCCGCCATCGCGGAAAGCTGGTCCTCCAGCTGCCGGAAGTTGTCGCCGACCATGTGGACGCGGCCCTGCATGAACAGGCTGGACGGCCCCTGCGCGCGGGAGACCTTGCCTTTCATGCCGTGGACGGTCCGCAGCGCGATGTTCGGGTCCACGGTGTTCAAAAGGGCCCGCATGTAGTCGCCGGTCATGTTGACCTCGCCGACCACGCAGTCCGCGCTGTTCCTGTAATACGCCTCAGCGACGACGCGCATCTGCTGGTCCGGGGCGTACTTCCCGGAGCAGTCCTCCAGGATGTAGAAATCCCCGTCCGTACCCTCAGCGGCGACGACGATTCCGGACTCGTCGCTGCTGTCCCTGGAGGTGGTGGCCGGGTCGATCGCGACGATGACCCTTCTCCACTGCGGGAGGGCGTCCTTGTCGGGGAACACGCGGGTCTCGTTGAATTGCTCGATCGGGAACAGCGAGCCGTCCACGTCGCCGAGGAGCTTGCCTTCGAGTTCCTGCTGAAGCATGTACGTGCCGGCGTACTTGCGTTCCAGCCGTTCCCGCTGCGCGCGGGAGAAGTGGATGTTCTCCTTGCTGGTCGCCTCGGTCAGGTGAACGCCGGTCCCCGGTCCCCCGTCCGGGCCCTCGAACTCGTGCTCCGACTCGTTCACGAGCTCGCGGATGAGCCGCACCCGCTTGGGGGTGGTGGTGATCATCATCCGGGGCCGGTCGCCCTTGCGGAGGGCGGGCATGAGACCTTCGTGGTAGAAGGTGAAGTACCGGATCATGGCCAGTTCGTCGAACCACACGTAGGACAGGTTCTGGCCGCGGATCGAGTCGGGTTTCTCGGCGGAGAACCCGCGGATCTTGGATCCGTTGGGGAGGGTGATCTCCTGCCGGTTCTTGTTGTAGTCGCTGATCTCGACGCCGTTGCGGCGGGCCTCGGCCATGATGCCCGACTCGCCTTCGAGGCATACGGCGCGGACGTCTTCGTAGGTGGGGGCGCAGACGCCGACGTGGATGTCCGGCTTGGACAGGGCCATTTCCAGCGTCCAGTTGCTGCCGGCCTTTGTCTTGCCGGTGCCGCGGCCGGTGAGGTTGACCCAGATCGACCAG